TTTTGAATACCGACGAGTTTGGCGTCACTTGCCAAATTGGTGCTGGTGCAAGCTTTGTTGGCATATTGGATTCGCCCATGGAGGTGTTGGCGGGCGGTATGGCTCTGTCTCGGGAGTATTTGCTTTACGCAAAAACTTCAGATGTCAGCGCCACCGTTCGCGGCACTGCAATCACTGTTGACTCAGTGTCTTACACAGTGCGTGAAAATCGCCCTGTGGATGATGGTCTTTTTTCTGAGCTGTTGTTGAGCAAGGTCTGATGGCTGATACACGCCGTGAATTGATCTTGGCTCGCATCAAAACCAACCTTGACAGTATTTCTGGCGCAACCGTTTACAGAAGCCGTGTGGAGCCTCTTGCGCGTGGTGAGGTGCCTGCAGTCATTGTTGAACCAGTCAACGATCAACCTGTTGATACAAACTTTTTTAACAAGTTGGATTGGACTTTGCGTGTACGCATAACAACGCTTGTGCGTGCAGCTATACCAGACGACGATTCTGATACCTACACACAGCAGGTGCATGCAAAGCTGATGGCAGATCAAACTGTCAATGGTTATGCACTTGACCTGACGCCTGACCGGACGGACTTCAGTTTGTACGAAGCTGATGTTCCGCTCGGTATTATTAGCCAAGACTTCCTTGTGCGTTATCGCACGAGTAGGACTTCACTTACTACCGCGTGAGACCATGGCTAAGATTGAAAAGCAAGTTCCCAATCCCGGAGTGGGCGGCAGTTATCTGTTTGACCCCAAGTCTGGGCAGCTTACACTGATCACAGAATCCGCCGCTCCTACCTCAAATGGCACTGACCCGGAAGAAGTTTCTGATCGCGAAGATTGAGTCAACTTATGGCACCGATCCTTCGCCTGTTGGTGGAAGTGATGCCGTCCAAGTAACCAATCTGGAAATCACCCCGATTGAGTCTGACAATGTTCAGGCTGCGGCTCATCAAGGGTTTTTGGGCAATAGCACCCGTGGAACCCTGGTAGCTAACAAGCGTGTCAGCGTGACATTTGATGTTGAGCTTGGCGGCTCAGGCACTGCAGGCACTGCACCAGCTTTTGGTCCGCTGCTCAAGTCATGCGGTCTGTCAGAAACAATTGTCTCAAGCACAAGCGTGACCTACGCGCCTGTTAGCAGCAGCTTTAGCTCTGCCACTATTTATTGTTTTTACGATGACACCCGCCACAAAATTACTGGCGCACGTGGCACCGTCAGCTTCAACCTTACCTCTGGGCAGTTTGCAACAGCCAGTTTCCAATTCATTGGCATTTACAATGCACCTGATGGCACTGCACTAAGCGGCAGCTTCACCGTTGCCAACCAAGCCGCAGCCATTGAGGTGAACGACACTAATGTGACGACTGCCACCTTTCACGGTGTAACCAGCAGCCGCATTGAGTCGATTGACTTGGCTTTAAACAACGAGCTGCTGTACAAAGAGACCGCCTCAAACAAAGAGGTTCTCATTACTAACCGCGCTCCTGGAGGCACCTGCGTGCTTGAGGCTCCTGCGATTGGCACCACCGACTTCTTCGCTAAGGCTGTCGCGGTCGCCACTGGCAGCACCAGTCTTGTGCTCGGCGCTACTGCTGGGAACATTGTCACGATGAACGCTGCCCAGACCGATATCACTGGTTGCAGCTATGGTGATACCAATGGAGTAATCTCCCTGTCGATGCCGTTCTTGGCTCTGCCTACGACGGCTGGCAACAACGAGATGTCTCTAGTCTTCACCTGATCGCGCATGGCTTTTGTCCTCAAGAAGACCGCTTCCTACAAGTGGGAAGTCAAGGTTGAAATTCCAGTTGATGGAAATCGCTTTGAGACCCAAACGTTTGAGGCGGTTTTTAAGAAGATGAGTCGCTCGGCTTTCAACGATCTCATTGACAAGGGTGATGATGCGCTTGTTGATGGGATCTTAGAAGGTTGGGAAGGCATTAAGGACGAAGAAGGCAAGGATGTGCCGTTCACACAGAAGAACAAAAAAGAACTGTGTGATGACCCGTATGTAATGAAGGCGTTGATTCAGGCATATGCCGACAGCGTGACTGGAGCGCCAGCAAAAAACTAAAAGCCGCCGCCGAGTATTGGGCAAAGGGCGGCGTTGTTGACGAGCGCGAGGCTGACCTCAAGGCTTTAGGTGCAAGCCCTGAGCAGATTGCTGCAGCACTAGCAAGCAACAAGCCAAACGACTGCGAAGTTTGGGAGGAGAACTGGGACATTGTGCTCATGTTTATCCGTATGTCTACGCAGTGGCACACAAGTATGGCTGGGTTGACCGGAATGAACTACCCGAGCTTGCAATGGCTATGTAAGCTGTATGCAGTCAAAGATCCTGTTGCCATCTTTGAAGGCGTCCAGGTCATGGAAATGGCTGCCCTTGCCGTTTTGAATGCGAGCCGCAAATGAGTTCGATCACCTCTGAGATCAAACTGCGCATTAAGGCTGAGGGCGAAGCGGTCTTTCAGGGTCTTGGTGCAAAGCTGAATAATCTTGCAAGTCAAACAAGCATATCGTCGGCAAAATTTAAGGTTTTATCTAATGAACTTCGTCAGGTTCAACAAAATACGGGTGCCAATAGCATCAAAACCTTGAAGGATTACGCGGCTTCTTGGCGCGAGCTAGCAAACAGTGTTGATATTGCAAGCAAAGAATTTAAGGAAGCATCTGCAGAAGCGGCAACCTTAGAAGCTCAACTTGCTAAAGCACAGGGTCGCCGTGGCGCGGGTGGTAGATTTAAAGGCATTGCTCAAGGCGTTGGCACTGTTGCCGCTGCTGGCGTCTTTGGCGGTCCACTTGGCGCTGCAGGTGCATTGGCTGGCGCACCTTTTGGCGTTGCTGGTATGGCTGCTGGTGGTGCCATTGGCGCACAAGCTGGAATGATGGGTCAGCAGGTAGCGGGGCTGGCAGCTTATACGGCTGAACTTGACAAACAACGACTTGCATTAAAGCTTGTTACTCAAGATGGTGCTTCCTACCAACAGGGTTTGGCTTTTATTAATCAAACCAGTCGTGAATTGGCAATACCCCAAGAGTTAATCACAAAACAATTCACTCAATTATCGGCATCGGTACTGGGCGCTGGCGGCAATATCCAAGATGCTGAAAAAGCATTTCTTGGTATTGCTGCTGGCATTCGTGGTACTGGCGGAAGCCTTGAGGATCTTGATGGCGCTCTTCGCGCCACTGCTCAGGTTTTTAGCAAAGGGAAAGTATCAGCAGAAGAATTACGCCAACAGATTGGCGAACGACTGCCTGGTGCATTTACATTGTTTGCCAAAGCTATCGATAAAACTCCGCAGCAATTAGACAAGGCTCTTGAGGATGGCAGTGTATCGCTGCAAGATTTTCTTCGGTTTACTCAAAAACTTTTAGATGAATATGGTGAAAATGCAAAAATTATTGCCAGTGGTCCAGAATCTGCCGGTGATCGCCTGAAAACAGCTTTGTCTCGCTTGAGCGAAAGTGTTGGTCGTCTTTTAAAACCGATTGGCGCAGCATTTCAAAGCATTTTTGCAGATATCGTTAATTCAATTGATGGTGCCGCTCGCGGACTGGCAAGATTTTTTGGGATCAAATTTTATGATCCAACTCGAATTAAAGAACTAACAACTGACATTTCGCGTCTTAAAAAAGAAATTGAAGCATTGCCCGGTGGCAAGGGACGTACCGCTAGGGAAAATTTGCTTCTTTTGAAAGAACAGGAATTAATTGCTCAAAAAGCATTAGCTCCTGCCACTACTGGTCCGACACGCCCCAGCAATTTGCCCGGCGCTGGTGGGGATGGCGGCGGAGATGGAAAATCTATTCTCAATAAATTGCAAACAGATTTTTCAAAATCCGTTGCTGTCCTTGGTCGTCAATTTAATAATCAAGCTCGTCGTGCCCTGTTGAATGATGTTCTTGTCTATGAACAAAAAATTACGCAAGCATTGAAAAAGGGAAATATTGGAGAGGCAGATCGGCTCAAAATTATGCAACAACGTCGCGCTCTTGAAATTACAAGAGACGTATTAATCAATGAAGAAACCGCGCTTGAAAATAAAATTATTGAAGGCAAGCAAAAGGGTTTAGACTTGACAAATGCACAAATTAGGCTTGATGCTATCAGGCTTGAACGCGAGCAGGCAGTCGCAGATATTAGAAAACTAGACAACCAGCAATTGTATGATGCTGCCGTATTTGTTCAAAAATTAAACGAGGATGCAGCAAAATATAGCGGCGATCAAGGAGTGCAGCCAATAACAATGTTTGGCAAAATGAAAGAAGAAATTGAGGCATTACAAGATTCTTTTAAAGATATTCAGCCTCGCTTAATATCTCTCGCAGATGGATTGGCGACTAGTTTCAGCACAGCATTTTCAAGTCTTGTTTTTTCAACGCAATCCGCCCGCGAATCACTTGCTCAATTATTTGAAGATATAGCTAAATCATTCCAAAATATGATTACGCAAATGATTGCCGATTATTTGAAACTGCAAATAATGACGTTCTTCCGTAATCTTTTTGCTCCATCACCTATTTCTGTTGCCGGTAATTATTTTGGCGGTAGTGCCCCATCCATGTTCACCAATCCCAGCTTTGGCGTTGGCACTGGCAGTTTCACTGGCTCACTGTTGCCAAGTTTTGCGATGGGTGGCGTGATGACTAACAGCGGTCCGCTCAAGCTTCGTCGTTATGCAGGCGGTGGAATCGCTTCTAGCCCGCAGCTAGCCATGTTTGGCGAAGGTAGCCGCCCTGAAGCCTATGTGCCTCTTCCTGACGGTCGCAGCATCCCTGTGACAATGCGTGGAAGTGGCGGTAATGTCAAAGTTGATACAATCAACATCAGCGTGCAAAATACAGGTGACGACTTGTCGCCTGCTGCGCAAAAACAAATCGCAAACCAAGTTCAAACTATTGTGCTGGCAAACTTAGTCAATGAGCGCCGTAGCGGAGGCATACTGCGATGACATACATGGCGTTTGACGATATCAAGCTGGATTTATCCAGCACTGTGCGTCGCAGTCAGCGCATTCAACGGATGCAATTTGGCGATGGTTATAGTCAAGTACTTACTGATGGTTTAAATATTGAATCAGAGACTTGGGATTGCAAAACCATTCCTTTGACAAACGAAGAAGCATTTTCAATAGAAAGTTTTTTTCTTTCGAAAAAAGGACAACCAATTACTTGGACAGCACCATTTGATACAAAAAGTTTTTCGCGACCCTTTGAGGCGGGACAATTAATCTTAGGCTACACAAATATTTCCTCATTGACTTTAACTGGTTACACAAGACCAACAAATTATACAGCCAATCTTGTTACTGGCGATTTAACTTCAGTGACCATCGCTAATGGTACAGTTGTATATATTGAGTTAACTCTTGCCGCTAGATCGTTTTTATTAGGCAGTGGTTGGACCATTACACCTGTAAGTCCTGAGTATTCAACAATTCAGTTTGAAATGCGCAAGGTGTATGTATGACACAATCACCTCCTAACGCCCAAACCTTTAAGACTCAGTTACCTGAGATCATTGATCTTTTTACGCTTGATATTGCCGTCTTGCTGGAACCCGGCTCAGGCGACCAATCAATCTATCGATTCTGTAACTGGACACAAGTCAACGGCAATGATGTTGTGTACGACGGCGAAACCTACATCGCCCTGCCACTGCAAGCCAGCGGTTTCGAGTTAAACACTAGCGGTCAACTGGAG